AGCTGTCCGAGAACGTGATTGATGCGTTCAAACGGAATCGTTTTTATAAGCAGTTTCAGCGTTACCTAGAATATATGTTTGCCATGGGCGGCATGTCCATCAAGGTATACGGCGATGAGAAAGGTATCCGGCTATCATATGTCACAGCAAACTGCTTTATTCCGGTATCTCAAACGGCAGATGAAATCACCGAGGGCGTTTTCGTCAACGAGACCCGCAAAGGCGACAAGTATTTCACGTTACTTGAGTGGCATACTTGGGATGGACCGACTTATGTAGTCCGAAATGAACTTTATCAATCGTCCACCAAAGCCGAATTAGGCGTAAAGGTGCCACTGTCCACGCTATACCCGGAACTAGAAGAAGAAACGCGGATTGATGGTTTATCTCGTCCGCTTTTCGTTTATTTTAAGCCAAATATCGCTAATAACATCGACACGCAGTCACCGCTTGGCATCTCTCTCTATGCCAATGCGCTGGATACTTTAAAAGAACTTGATACAGCGTTTGACAGCTTTGAGCGTGAATTTCGCTTAGGGAAAAAACGCATCATAGTCCCGGCAACTGCGGTGAAAACAGTCGTCGATCCGGAAACCGGGCAGATGCGAAGATACTTTGATGCTAATGACGAAGTATACCAAGGCCTTAATATGGAAATGGACAGTGACACGATTAAAGATGTGTCAGTCGAGATTCGCGTCCAAGAACATATCGATGCCATTAATGCATTGTTGAATATCCTAGCGATGCAAATCGGTTTTAGCCCCGGAACGTTCACTTTTGACGGGCAAGGGGTAAAAACAGCCACAGAGGTAGTGAGCGAGAACTCCAAAACGTTCCGGACGAAAAACAGCCATGAGGTCATCATCGAGGAATGCTTGAAAGAGCTCATCACAACGATTTGCGAAGTGGCCGAACTATACGGCTTTTTCGATGCCCCGGATGATTATGAGGTGGCAATTGACTTTGATGACTCGGTGGCACAGGACCGGGATGCCAACGCCAATTATTATTCGAAGTTGGTCTCGCAAGGATTGATGCCAAAAGTTCGCGCCATCATGCGAATCCATGATATTCCGGAGGAAGAGGCCAGAAAATGGCTGCAAGAGATCAATGAAGAAAACGCGACGGCCACCGCGGCACAAGTGGATATGTTTGGACTTGGCGACGGTGGGAATGAATAATGGACTACCAAAAACAGCAACAGCTCACCATCCCAGTCGTACAAGTTTATTTGGCGATTGAAGAACAAATTTTGCTAAACATTGCCAAGCGGCTTAAAGAACACAAATCGTTGCTAACCGAAGATGACATCCACTCATGGGAATCTCTCAAACTCGCGGAACTCGGCTCATTGACCCAATCTAATATCATCACTATCGCTAAACATTCAGGCTTGGCCATCGATGCCATATCGAAGATGCTCCAAAAGGCTGGTTACTCAACAGTCGAAGAGTTTGAGAATGATTTACAAGAAGCCGTCCGGCAAGGTGCGTTAATCAACCCACCGCCGGCTATTGCTGACAGCACAGTATTAAGCGGCATACTTGCCGCTTATCAAGCACAGGCACAGGATATATTCAACCTAGTTAATACAACCATGCTAGGACAAGCAGAACAGGCATATATTGACGTCGTCAACCAAACAGTAGGGAAGGTATTGACAGGCGTTTCAACGCCGCAGGAGGCCCTCAGAGAAGCGGCTGAGAGGTGGGCAGAGAAAGGCATACCGGCACTTGTTGATAAAGCTGGACGAAAATGGTCAACAGAGGCCTATATCAATATGGTCACAAGGTCAATGGTTTCAAAGGTTTCTAATGAGATGCAGACAGCACGCTTCCAAGAATATGGCGTGGATCTTGTCGAAATATCGAGCCATGCGGACTCGAGGCCATCACACATTCCGTTCCAAGGAAACATTTATTCCATCAGCGGTCAAAGCATCAAATATCCACCGTTGAGCGAAACGGGATACGGCACCATCGAAGGTATCGGGGGTATTAACTGTCGGCATGTCCTTTATCCGTATATTGAAGGGCTATCAATAAAAAGATTTCCCCATTATGACGAAGTGGAAACCAAAAAGCGCTATGCCGAAAGTCAAAAGCAAAGGTACTTGGAGCGCCGCATCCGTCAAGCAAAACGGGAAAAAGCAATGTTTGAAGCGATGGGAGATGAGGAAGGTGCTAGGAAGGCCGCGGCAAAAGTAAGAGAACGGCAAGCGGTGATGAGGGAATTTATCAGACGAACTGAAAGAACGCGGCGATATGACCGCGAGCAAATCGTATAAATCGCGCCGGGAATGAGAGTTTCTCGGCGCTTTGTATTGCGCTCTTTAAAGGTTCGGCGTAAAACTGAACGTATCCTTTCAGCGTGAGGTGTGACACGCCAAAAAACATCAATAAAGGAGTCGAAATAGATGGATTTAAAAGAATTGTTAGGCGAGGAACTGTTTAATCAGGTGACGGCAAAAGCCGGCGAACACAAAATTGCAGTTGTTTCTGATGGAAACTGGTTTCCGAAAGAAAAGTTTGACGAGGTGAACAGCCAAGTCAAAGAGTACAAAAAGCAATTGGCCGACCGCGACAAGCAATTGGAAGATTTAAAGGCCAAAGCGGCCGGAAATGAGGATTTGCAAAAGCAGATTCAGCAATTGCAAGACCAAAATAACCAAATTAAGCAGGACTACGAAAAGAAAATCCAAGAACAGCAGTTTAATTTTGCTTTGAAAGAAGCCCTTACAGGCGCCAAAGCAAAGAATCCGAAAGCTGTTGAGGCTCTTTTAAACAAAGAAGCTATCAAACTGGACGGTGACAAACTGCTTGGCTTGGAGGAGCAACTTAAATCGCTGAAAGAAAGCGATCCATATCTTTTCGATGCTGAGGATAATGGCGGCCAACAACAAAAGCCGACGTTCACGACAGGTCAGCATCAGTCGAGTGGGAATAGCGATGCTTTCATCGCTGCATTACTCGGTAAACAAGAATAGGAGGATGATTTTATATGGCAATCAACTATGCTGAACAATACCAACAAGCGTTGGATCAAGTCATTAAACAAGCTACACTTACAAATGTTTTGGAAACACCAAATGTCCAATGGATGGGCGCTCGCACATTCCATGTCCCGTCGCTCGCTGTTAGTGGTTACAAAAACCACAGCCGTAACGGTGGGTACAATCGCGGAACGGTAACCGTTACACACGAACCGTATACGCTCTCTTTTGACCGCGATGTCGAATTCTTCGTGGATCAAATGGATGTTGACGAATCCAATCAAGCGGCAAGCGCAGCCAACTTGACTCGGGTTTTCTTGAATGAACATGCTGGACCGGAAATCGACGCATATCGGTTTAGTAAATTAGCAACAAAAGCGATCAGCTTCGGGAATGCGACAAGTGAAGATATTACGGTCGATGATGTGATTGTTAATCTCAAACGTGACATCAAAAAAGTGCGGAAGTATGGCACGTCTAATCTTGTGGCATATGTATCTTCAGATGTCATGGATCTTATCGAAGCGTACAAGGAAGGGAAAGGACAAATCAATCTCGACAATCAAGGCACGTCTATCGAAACACGCGTCACAATGTTGGATGGGGTACGTTTGATTGAAGTCTTCGATGTGGATCGTTTCCACACGTCCTTTGACTTCACCGATGGTTTTGTTCCGGCAACCGGATCCTACAGCTTGAACTGGATCATTGTTTACCGCGGTGCCGTTGTGGCCAAAGCAAAATTGAACTCTATTTATCTCTTTGCTCCAGGAGAACATACAGAAGGTGACGGCTATCTCTATCAAAATCGTCTATATCACGACTTGTTCGTACTCAAAAACCAAGCTGATGGTGTCGTAGCTTCTTATGGCACCGTTGCTAAAGCGTAAGGAGTGATTGAGTTGGCTATTTTGCGCAAGGAAAATGCTATTTTGCGTGAGGAAGACCCTTCAAAAATTAAAGAGATCAAAGCTTTGGGCTATGAAGAAGTCACAGAGGATGATTTGAAGCCGAAAAAAGAGAAAAAAGAGAAAAAAGAGAGCAAATAACGCTCTCTTTCCCTTTTAAGGGGTGAATTTGAAGATGGGATACATTACTCCCGACTATTACAAAAATGAGTATATGGGCCAAGATGCGGGCGATCAACTCGAGAAATACATCGAGCGTGCCAGTGACGCTATTGATATGGCCACTAACTATGTGCTAAGAGGCGTGGAATTTGAGCAATTGGCTCAGTTTTTGCAAGAACAAATAAAAAAAGCCGTTGCGGCGCAGGTTGAATATTACGTGGTCATGGGTGGAGATGCCGAGGTAAATGCCGGACAGTCGAATATTGGCAGTGTGCAGATTGGGAGTTTTAGTTATGGCAATGATCAATCATCTAAACGAAGCTTTATAAGTCCAAACGCTATGAATTATTTATCAGCAACTGGATTGCTATATAGCGGTATAGGCGTGGTGCAGAATGTCTATTATTAAGCCGATACCCAAGCGACTGCTTTGCCATTCGATTGAATACCAAGAATATCTAGGCCAAGGCAATTTTGGGGAGTCGTGGGGCGATCCGGAAACGATCGATTGTGTCCGCTTTGAACCCAAAACGGCAATCCGCATGGATGCCAATGGGGAAGAAATCGAAACGCAAGGGATTATCTTTATGGACACCGTCAATACGCCCAATTGTAAACCTCTAAAAGTTAAATCTAAGGTGACTTTTAATGGTATCGAAATGAGGGTTCATGCTTGCCATCCCTATTATGGGTTTAACCAAGTCCACCACTACGAAGTGGAAGTGGTCTAATGGGGTAGGGGTTAAAGTAGATACAAAGAAAATCGCTCCAAAAATAAAAAAAGCATCGCATCTTGGATTGTTCGCTCTCACCCAGCAAGTGGTGAAGGACAGCAACCTTTACGTGCCTATGGATACTGGCAATCTGATGCAAAGCAGTTTGCGTGCTTCACGTTTTGGTGACGGAAAAGTGGTATGGGATACGCCGTATGCTCGCCGGCTCTATTACAATCCGCAATTCCATTTTTCGAAAGATGTCAACCCGAGAGCGCAAGGGCTTTGGTTTGAGAAGGCTAAATCAGTCCACAAAAAACAATGGTCCAAGATAGCCGAAAAGGCGGTGAAGAATAAGCTATGAGCAATCTAAACGATGAAATCGACTTTTTAGAGCGCTTGGTTATAGATGTGCTGGACAAACAAGGCTATTATGCGACGGTTGTCAGCCCAATGTTAGCAAGCGGAAATAGTATAGCAGTCATGCCCATGCCGGCAAGCGACTATGAGTATTATTACGATGGTTCTTATCGCCAAAACTATGCTTTTCAGGTCTTGACCAAGCACGAACAGCAACTCACCGCCTACCATACGCTTTTAGATATTGCTCGGTTGTTGAAAGACATCGATGATATTCCGAGTGTTAATGGGTCCTATAAATTCGAGAATGGCATCGAAATTACAACCGACCCGAATATTATTTCGCGAGATGAACAATATTACATTTTCGCCGCGCAATTTAGTGCGGCTTTATTTATTCCAGCAAAGGAGTGATTTAAATGGCTGATGATTTTGTCTTGAATTTTAGAAATCAATACGAAATCGACACAACAGGCGGAAGTGAAACGCCCGAATGGGCACCACTTGCGGCCGGTATTAGCACGGTTGATCCGTCTTTTGACGACGAAACAGACGATACGGTCTATTATGATGGTCAGGGCTTTAGTAGTCAGGACGTCACCGGAATTACGGCATCTCTTCAATTCACTGGTCATCGTAAATATGGCGATCCGGCTCAAGATTATATCGCTGGGTTGGCTTTTGAAGTCGGTGAAATGAGAAAAACAAAGTTTCGCTGGACTCAGCCTGACGGGAAACAAATTACTGGGGATGTGACCATTTCTGGAATAAAAATCACCGGCGGCGATGCCAACGCAAAAAGTGATTTTGAATTTACGGTGACGTTCAACGGCAAGCCGGAAGTCACCGATGCCGGTTCTGGGAGTGGAACTGGTGAATAATGTTCACATTGACTGATCCGTTGGAAGATGAAATCGAAATCGAGGGGAAAATTTATCCCCTCGATCTTGCTTTTGATACCGTTCTAAGATTCTTTGACTTAATGGATGATGAAACATTTTTCGACCATGAAAAAATCAATATCGCTTTTAAAATGTTCATCGATACGGACGATGAATTCGACTTTGACATCAAATACAAAGCCGTTAAAACCATCGTTGAAACGTTTATTATTCGCGATGATGCCAATGAATCGGATTCTGGTAACGGTGGAACAAGCAAGCAATTATACGACTTAAAACAAGATGCGGAGTATATTTATGCGTCTTTCCTTCAGGAGTATGGAATCGACTTGATTGAACAGCAAGGTAAACTCCGTTGGGAGAAGTTTCTTGCGTTGCTTGGTGGTCTGCGGGATAACACAAGATTCAAAGAGATAGTCGGGATTCGTGCAGCCGAATTGCCGCGTGGTAAGGGTATGGAAGAAGAAAGGAAACGGCTACGTAAATTGAAACGGATTTACGCACTTAAAAAAGACCAAAAAACAAAAGAAGCCGAATTGGACGAGATGTTCAATATGCTGGCAGGAGGGAAATAAATGGCCATTAAAATCGAGAAAAAACAAACGGAAATTCCTATTGAAATTGGTGATTTGAAGTTTGCTTTTGATGTGACCGATGAGTCAATACAAAAATTCCGGGAAAACGTAGTTAAAATACAGCAAGAACTCGATTCGATCAACGATGAAGAAGAAAATATGGAAAATGCTAAGGCCATTCTTGGCAAAGGGTTCGATGTGATTCTCGGCGAAGGCGCATTTGAAAAAGTCTATCAGATGACACCAAGTATTCCGTATCTTTTAAACTATTTTATCCAATTGGT